CCTTCATATCCGCTGACATTACGCCATATTTCATTCATCTCTATCGCCTTTCGTAGAGAGCCTTAAGTTTATTTCGAGGAAAAGCGGTAAGGCTTACCGCTTTTTCGTGTTGCAATCACTATTCCTCGAAATTGTCATTTATCGGAAACTCCTTCATCGGAAGGATTCTCCGTTTTGACCGTAACGGGTTCCTTGTATGTCCACTTCTTCAGATACTCGGCAGACTGCTGTGCAACATCCATGGGATCGTTGAACAGACCGCTAGTCGCGATTGCCACCTCAGGTGCCAGACCGGATTCCAGCATATTCCGCAGAGACTGGGTCTTAGTGAGCAGATTGTCGTGCTGTCTGCGGGTGAACTTGCATTCTACCTCAGAGAGCTTCAGATTCAGATTGCTCTTATCACGGGCAATCCGCAGAATCAGACGCAGGAACTCCCGCTCAGATTCTTCGAACAAATCCTCGGTGTCCTTGGCTCGCGCCTCGCACTGGCTCCAGCCGTCGCGCAGAAATACTGCCTGACCGGTGTCAGAAGTGGAAGCTCCACCTTTGGTGGTAGAGGGCATGCCGCAAATGACAAGTACCTGTTCGTACATATAATCAACCAGGGTCTGAGTCTGGGTCTGATTCAACTCCTGAGAGACGATGCCTACATCCGCGTTCACACCATCCGTGGATTTGATGACGATTGCGCCCAGCTGCTTCAGCTTGGTGAGCTTGTCCTGATCCACTTCACAGTTAATGAATTTCAGGAAGCTCTGGACAAACTGCTCCACGCCGTCCACACGGTTGGAACTCATGGTGTTGATGGCGTTCAGCAGGGGAATCGCGGGTTCGAAGGATCCCAGGCGGAACATATTCAGCCGATATTCGTAAATGGGGATATCGGTCAGAGCATGGGGCTTCCAGGTCAGAACCGTGTTGCCCATCACCTCGAAGTAATGGGTCTTGGTGTAGCCGCAGCAGATCATTCTGAGCTTGTTATCGGAATCGTACCGATAAATCTGCCGAACACCCATAATACGCTTGTGACCGAAACCGGAGTGATACACAACGAAGGTGTGGCGGGGATCCGGGATATCCAGTGTGAAGGGAGCTTCGTCAGACTCAGCGTCGTAGTTCTTGTCCGGCAGTACCATTCGGTAGCCCAGACCGCACAGTGCCATCCAGGTCGCCAGCCGTTTGTCGTGACTTGCTTTCTTTTCGAAGAACATCATGTCGTTGAGCTTGGTGATCTCGTCAGATACGCCCTCGCGGTCGCCGCGACGAACGTAGGTGACAGGCTCACCCAGGAAGTAGGCAGAGGTGAACTGCGTGATTTCCGCCGCATGATTTTCTACGATTTTGTTGTTGATCTCAGGTCGAACCTCTTTCACGCGACTGAGAATCGGCTGCTTGCCACGGACATACCAGTAGAGGTAATCGATTTCAGAGGAATTCGTTTCGTGGATCGTCAATGCCTTGGAGAGCACGCTGACGATATTCTTCCGGGTGATCTTATCGATCGGTGTGGTGATCTCTCTGCGACCGAAAAGCTCCATGGATTGCATTACTTTTCTTTCCTCGCTCATTGTCATTACCTCCTTCCTGACAAAATAAAAAAGCGCATGAACGGGATGGGCGGTTAAGCCCTCGCAATCATGCGCTAATAATCAAAATAAACATTATCTAGTTTTACACTTTGTATTCTAACACAATATCTTGCGTTTGTCAATACTTTGTGATACAATATATAGTTATATATCAAAAAGGACGCTTGATTATTTTAACAACATTACCAGTGAAACTCTGGGCGTAGTCTGCCAACATAGCAAAGCCGTCGGGAACGTCATCATGCTTGTTTTTACCCGCCATGGTGTAAGAGCAGAGCATATCGATCATCCTGCCGTAATCGCTGGCCTTTCGGTATGCGCTAGTGTCTTTGAACAGACAGTGCTCTTTCACCCAGGCGGAATTGATGATGATTCGGGTTTCCTTATTGGAGGTGCTGAACTTGGTGGTGATGTGGGTGATACCACCCCGGCTCTTTACTTCCTTTTGCACCTTTTCCGCCGTTTTACCACCGGCACTGTTGCTTTCAAACCGACATTGCTTCACCTTGTGCCTCACCAGGATATCCGCAAGACGGGCATCCACTACCGTGGGCAGTCCGTTGTCACAGATGCAGTCTTCTATATAATAATCCTGTCCATAAAGGTAGGCCACCGGCAGGAACGCATAGTCCGTGCCCTTATCCTTGGTGTCGCAGATACCAAGAATGGCATCGGGATCGCCGTCGGGAAGCTCGAAGAACCGTCTCAGCTCATCTGCATCATAAACCAGACCTTCTCTCTCGATAGGCTCATTCTGATACAGTGCTTTCCAGCTGGCGGGATCCATGATGTCCCGCTGCTCATGAAAGAATTTCGTGGAGAAACCCACGCCATAGGCGTAGTCAAAGTTACTCTCGTCATTTTCATCCAGGGCGGGAACCACGATGAACTTCGCCCGTTCGTTGCTGCCGTAATCCCGTTCCAGTCGTCCGATCACATCATGAACCGACCATCTGGTTGCAATGTGCAGCTCCTTGCAATGGTCGCCGATCTTACGCTGCCGAAGGTCAGTGGTATAGATTTCCCAGAGCTTATCCAGCCGTTCCTTACTCAAAGCAACCTCGATACCACTGACCAGGTCATCACAATAAAGCAGTCTGGCGGCTCGGTACAGACCGGCATTGCCGGTACCGATGGAAGTGAATTCCAACGTTTCGAATCGCTTACGCTTGCCCAGATCGATTCGGCAGTCCTTGGCATTCGTGTTACTGACGGTAACGCCGGGAAACACCTCATGCCACAGATATTCACCCTGAGGATCCATGATTCTCAAGCATTCATCGTAAGCACCCCGAACAAAGGAGTTACTATGACTACCTGTCAGAATCGGCTCGTCCGGGAATTTACCGCCCAACATTGTCAGGAAGAATAGGGCCAGTGTGGTCTTACCGGCACCAGGAGGGAGGCTAATTGCCAACAAATCCAGTTTGTCGTCCAACAGCTCTTGCAGTGCATCCACGACCTCCTTCAGAACTTTCCGCCGGGGGAGATAGAATTTTTTGTTATTTTCTCTCGCCCACTCGACCGCTAAAAGATATAAGTGAAAATTATGTGGTGCCCCGAGGAAAACAACCTTACGATGTAGAGAATACATCTTAACGATTTCCTCTCCGGAAAGCTGAGGGATGACACTCTCAATTCGGTCTGACAACAAGAGTAAATATTCGATGGCGAGGGGAATGTCCGATTTCAATGTTTCTTCACAAAAATTACAAAGATCTACATAAGCCTGATAATCGGTTCCGCTCTGAACCACTTTATAAATTGCTTCTAACACTCTTCTCATAGATTCACCCTCCTGCATTCACTTGCGGACGATTTACTGAAAGCCTCTTCAACACTCATCCCGTGTACATTAAGACGGGCGTACAAGGTTTGATATTTGACTCCCAGAATTTCAGCCCATTCCCTCAAAGAATGAACTTCCCCTTGAAACTCAAAATATCGGTTATTCCTCTTGTTCGAATCTTGAACTGCCATGCTTACCCATCTGCAATTATCAGGGAAGTACCCACGGTTGGAATCAATTCTGTCCAAGGTGCATTCCCATTTCTTTGAAGTAGGATCATATCCTGTGTGGTATGCCCACTGTCGGAAATTTGAGAAATCGAGCCATTCTTCACAAATGGATATTCCTCGTCCGCCATAATAGGAATAGAACTGATGATTTTCATTGAGACAACGAGCTTTCATACCACACCATACTCTATATAACCGGCTTCCTTCGCCGCCGTGTTTGGTATGCACATCACGAGAATAACAACCACAGCTCAAAGTGTGCCCCGATCTCAAAGCCATCCCCCGTACAATGACTTCGCGCCCGCAATCACATACACAATGCCAGATCGGTTTCCGTTGTGCATCGTTTCCGGCTCTCCCCGTAACAGTCAATCGTCCGAAACGTTCGCCTGT